CGAGCCAACCCGAATGGAATAGGGGCGGTGGGATTCGAACCCACACCCAAACGATTATGAGTCGTCCGCTCCACCTTCGAGCTGCACCCCCATTAAATACCACCAGTCGGACTCGAACCGACACGCTGTTACGCAGAAGAACCTAAATCTACCGGGTCTACCAATTTCCCCATGGTGGCATTTACGATCGCAGATAATAACTACGCTCATTTATATATAGCATATACTACTCGATTTTTTCACCACCGCAACACTAAACTTTTACTATGACACATTTATTTTTTATAATACCCCTATGCTTCTACAAAGTGAGATAGCCGAGGAATACAACGTATCAGATACACAAGTACTTACACCAAATGGTTGGAGAAAAGTAAATAAGGTGTACAAAACAATACCCCTGGAAACAGTGCGTATTGTTACTTCTAGTTGTGAACTTATATGTTCGCTCCATCACCTTATTAAGACTCCTTACGGATGGGTACACGCCTATACGCTTTGTCAGGGAGATATTGTACTTACAGAGAACGGTTCTGAGGCGGTACTAATCGCTGAAGAAACAGGAGAAATGGAGGAGCTATACGATATAACGGTAGATGATCCTAGTGGTGAGTTTTACTCTAATGGTATACTGTCGCACAACTCTACAACGTTTGCGGCACGTCAGTTAATTCTATCGCATCTTCTTCCAAACTATAAAAGTCTGTACGTATGCCCTCAGCACGATCAGCTAAAGACTTACGCCAGACGTCTTGCTGAAATGGAGGCTGCTTTCCGTTTCGATAACGGTAAGCAGAACCTGTATAACAAGGTGTACGAGGATGGATCGGCTATCGACCTTAATTACTGCTTAACTACCGCTAATGCTGTTCGTGGTAAGTCTGTAATTGAGGTACTGCTAGATGAGGCTCAGGGTATTAATCCTGATATTGTACCAGAACTTCTTTATGTGCAGACTACGGCGCAATATCCTTCCACTATCTTCGCCGGCACAGCCCTGTCCATCGATACTCTCCTGGAAGCTAAATGGCAGGCATCCTCTATGGGAATGTGGCATATACGAGCCATGGACGATGCTCACTGGTTAAACATGTATGATAAGGATACGTTATTGAAAGTGTGTGATAATCCCCAAGGTCCTACATGTCCTTATACTGGTAAATTACTAGATGTTACTCGTGGTTGCTATGTGCATGCTAATCAGAAGGCAATGGCTATTAACGAGATTGGTATTCACGTACCGCAATGCATTATCCCTGATCTGGCATACAATCCTATCCAGTGGGGTAAGATATATAAAAAAATACAAGACGACGATTTTAATAAAGTGTTACAAGAATGTTTCGGAATTGCAGTTGCTGAAGGCAGTCGAGAAATCACCGAACAAGACCTTCAGCGTTTATGTGTCTTAACAGACAATCACGAAGAGATTAAGAAGAAATGCAGGAATGGCTATTATCGCCTTATTGTTTCTGGGTGTGACTGGGGTGGCTCCGACTACAACCAGGCTATTCAGACTAAGACGTCATATACCGTGCATTGCATTATCGGTGTAGCTCCTGATGATGTTATAGATATTCTTTACTACAAGCGTTATAGCGGTATGGATTACCGAGATATTGCCGAGGAGATTGCTAATACACATAAAGCCTATAATGGGCACGTAGTAGCTTCGGACTTCGGTGTAGGTCTCGCATACAATACTGAACTGCGAAATCGTATTCCTTATGACCGTCACTTCATTATGAATTACGTAGGTCAGGCTGCAGCTCCTCTAGCTACTCCTAAAGGTCAGCACATGATAAATCAGCTTGCTCTTAATCGTACGGAAGCTCTTACTAATGTGTTTAAGGACGTTAAGGATCCACATCTAAAAATAAGAGCTGGTAGTTGGGGTTACACTTCCTCCTATCTTCTGGATTGGCTCAACATGTACCGCGTGCCTGTGGATCTGCCTAGCGGTCAGACTGCGTTCAAATATATTCGAAGCGCTACTAAGGCTGACGATGCTCTACACGCGTTTACCTTTGCCTATGTGCTTGCTAAGTTCTTCCTCGGAGTACCTCTGGTTAACGACTTAGCTTTGGAGCAGAGATTGAGATCTGTACTATATGGTCCTGGAGCTGCTGGAGTTATGGCTCCCAGAAGCTCTCCTGAACTTGATCGATTACTTAGAGGAGGAGATCCTAATTACGTAATTTCTCTTTAAGTAACACTAGGTAAAAAATCAACATCTTAGCCGGAGGCGGGGTGGCGCCCCGCCTCCGGCTGTTTACGTTAGAGGCCAGCGTTAGTGAATACCTCATCGCAGCTGAACGTACTCACGTAATTGCGCTCATAGCGCTCGTGACGTTCGCGATCCGTCTTGCGACGTTTCATCGCTGCAGTGTGATTGTCCATGGCCAGCTGGTCTTCCTCAGTCCAGGACTGGCAGTCCTGGATGCACTGACTGACTGTCGTCTTAGTGACGACGTCAAGTTCTACAGCCTGAGTGCCGTCTGCCTTACGACATAACCTTACCTGTCCACCGTTTTTCAAGAATTTGATACGGGTAGCCGGTCCCTCATACACCTCGCCGCCCTCGGTCCACTCCACCTTGCCGATGTCCTTTATGGGAGCATCGGCCCACTGAATCCCCACGGCCTTCAAACATGCATCTATAACTAATAGATTGCGTCGGAATACATCTTGCGTCTCAGACAGCTCTTGGAGCTCCTTACGCAAATCCTTCTTCTTGCTGTCCCAGACACGGCGAATTTCAATTTGCTTCCCGTTGAACTCCACTGTTATCTTTTCCATGTGCTTGGAAACGTAATGAGACTTGATCCGAGGGGCGGAGGTGGTGTTATTACTTACTGTTACTGTATTACCTTGGTTGCGATTACGCTTGCTCATTTTTTACTTCTTGGTTGGAACGCAGGCATCCACCCAACTTGAGCGGATAAGTAAACCTTTGCTCACAAATATATATAGCACGAAGTATTACAATATTTCATGAGCATAAAAAGTAATTGCTCTGTATCCCTACAGAGCAATTACCCAACAACCAAACAATACAACAATAGAAATGGCACCGCCTTTACCAACCGGTATTAGCAAGTACGTTCAAAAGCACGTTCTGCGTATCCCGATTCAGCTCGGCAAGCTTACTATTAATGTTAACACAAGTATCAATGGATTGTCCAGCATTAATATATGACTTGGCTTCCTTGATGATAGAAGCACTCTTTGCTGAGAAGTTCACGTCGATATCCTTGTCTGCAAGATTTACAAAATCATCTACAGGAATGTTTACACCACGAATACTTATTGTGGTAGCTGCTGCCTTTTCAAACTCTTCGAGTGTAGGTCCAGTAAACAGGATTGCATACGGGTCAAGAACACCTTTACCGTAGCGAACGCCTGCCTGCTTATCGAGAACAAACATCTTCTCTGCAATTTCGTTAGCCATTTCGATAGCTTCGTGTACATCAGCAGCAGACGCTATCTTTTCTTGAAGTTCGCTGATAAGTTCATTATGTGCGGCAGACTTACGCATCTTAACAAGAATCTCAGCCGCGTAAGGATCAGGAGTGTTACGAGTACCGAATGCACGAACTTCACCTGTAAGCTCGGAAGGATCTACTCCATAAGAGATAGCAGCTTCAGTAATAGCACTGGCAATCTTACGCATAGCGCTTGAAGGAATCTTACCAGAGTTATAGTCAGAGGTGCAAGAGTCACTCGAAGCTACAACCTCATGCGCGTTATTGATAGGATAGAAATTCTCAACACCCCTGCCCTGGAATCCCTGTAGATCAAGAGTGAGAGCAAACTTCTCCATACGTTCCTCCTTATTCTCTGCGGATGCTACCTTGTTCATTTCTCCCTCGAAGATAGAGAACACTGCAGCAACATCTTCTTCGATTCCATGGAAAGAGGCCATCTTCTCGATGTTGGCCTTTACAGTTTCGTCAGACTCGCCAGATCCTGCAAAGTAAGCTGCTGATTCCCAGCAAGCTTCCTTTGTGTGACATGGGTACAGACGCTCAGCCTGGTTTGCGAAAGCTACTTTATCCAGGCGATCTACTTCATCCTTAGTAATTTTATTGGAAGATAATACGTAACCAGGGATGGCATCTTTTTCCTGAAGATAGCCAAAAATCGCCGGGTTATTAGCTGTTACAAAATCAATGCTAGGCATAACTTCATATTACAGATACATCTCCATTTCGTCAATTACTTTCTTACCCTCTTCCTCTAAGGCTGAGTCAGGAATGATACCTACAGCGGGCATGAAGGACGGTCCGCAATTCTTTATAAGATATAGAGGTAGCGTCTCCATTATGTAGCGTATGTACATGCCAGCCTTTTCTTCTACCTCTGGAGTTTCTGGGTCTAATTGAGTTCCCTCTTCTCCTAACAGTATCATTCCTACTTTGCAAGCCTTTGCCTGACTTCTATTGTATCCCTGAGCTACGAAAGGATATCCCTGTATACAGTCAATCTCACCCATAGCTCTCATATTCTTATTTAACTGTACGGCACGCAACTGTCCTGTATAAGAGAACACTCGTTGTATAGTCTCTCTGGTACACTTATCCCCAGCGTAGGTAACTGGTACAAGTGTGTGTCCTGAATAACTCCTCATAATAATACCAGCACATTGCCAGGCAAGCTGCATAAGGCACATAGGAATACCTTCGGTAAGTGGTGACTTATTAGATTTGCCTGATTCAGACGAAAAATAGCGAAGATAATCTACTCCAGGACGATACATACAATCTACTGATTCAATAGCGTCATCGTGTACGCAGAATCCGGTTCCTACGAACTTAGTTCTTGTTGGATTCCATCCTATGTAAGATGTACCCAGCTTTATAGGAAGATCTGCATAGTTACGCATGAGCCATGTTATAATAGGTCTGCTGTGTACAAAATCAAAGATAGCGGGAGATATTGTTGTAGGATTGCCGCTCAATGCCACAGTTTCTTCTATACGTTCAGAGAATCTCTTTACTGTATCGAAACTGGATGGACTGAGTAGGATGTCTCGAGTTTCGTTACCTACGGACAGTTCCATTGCCTTGTATAGCTCGCCTGTATCGTAACGTACGCTGTAAGTAGGCGTTACTGTAAAGTTAGATACAAGAACACCACCTACACGTCTAGTAGAAGGCTCTTCCCAAAGATATCCTGAAGGCGTGGAGTACAGACAACCTTGCGCATCTTCCCATATAGCACCAT